TACTAGTTGGCATAGATACCTATGATACAGTAAATGAAACTGAAAATCTTACGTTAGGAACTTTATTATTAAATAGTAGTGTTTTTGATCTTACTACAGAAATAGATAATATAACCCCACAGGTAGGAAATACACCAGTTCCTATAAATCTAAGTGTTTTTGATACAGTAAATGAAACAGAACAAATGTCAACCTTCTTTATGCAGTTGGTTGAATCAGTATTTGATACTACCAATGTTTCAGAGAATCTTACTTTAGGAACTTTAGCATTAAATGGTAATGTGTATGATACCATAACTGAAACAGAGAATCTTACTAAAACTTTACCTGTAGGTATAAGTGTATCTGATCTTGTAAACGAAACAGAAAATATAACAGTAACTTTACCAGTTATTATAAGTGTTTCTGATCTTGTTAATGAAACAGAGAATATAACTAAAACTCTAGCAGTAGGCATCACAGTATTTGATACTGTAAATGAAACTGAAAATTTTACTAAAACTATACCTGTAGGATTAGGTGTATTTGATACTATTGCTGCAAGTGATAACTTTACTCCTTCATTAGATGGAGCACCAGTAAATCTTAGTCTATCTCTTTATGATAATATTACTGAGACTGATGGTTTAGATACATTTTGGAGACATATAAATTTAACTGTTTATGATACCACAAATGAAACAGAGTATACTGGAACGTATGTTACCTTAAATAAAAATATCATTGATCTTACAAGTATCATTGATAATGTTGGTGAACAACTTAATATTCCTATTGTATTATCAGATAATGTTGCTACAACTGATAGTACATCTAGTAGATTAAACCTTTCTTCAGTAGTGTATGATACCACTAATGAAGTTGATGATACAACAAGAAGTATACCATTATCTAAACAAGTAATAGATTTAACTAATATAAGTGAACTATCAGATGATAGGGTTTCTTTAGGAAATACTGTTTACGATAATTTATATGCTTATGATACAATGAGTGATAGATTAAATTTAGTTGGAAGTGTTATAGATTTAACCAATATAGTTGATATTAGTTCTGTACGGGAAAATATGATAAATTCAGGTACAGGAAACTTTTTCCAGATGTTTCATTAAAATTTAGGAGGTTTTAAAATGACAGTAGCAAAATTAGAAGAAAAGAATTATAAAAATGGTATGTTTAATATTTATTATACTTTATCAAATGTAGGTACTGTTTCAGTAGGTACAGAAGAGGTTATTCCTGTGCCTAAAGAATTTGGTGTATTAAACACCATACATGCTAGTGCATATTTTGGTACACTTACATGTAGGATAAATGATAGACCTAGTTGTGCTGATAATGATATACATGAGATTTTTAGGATTTCAAACCAGCCTGTAACATTTTCGTCAACAGGATTAACTGTGCTTTATAATTCATTAACACCTAATTTATATGCAACTTTTACGAACACAGATAAAGCTAAACAAACAGGAACAATTACCGTTCAGTTGATAGGTACGTAAGGGATATTTTATGGCAATAGCTAATGATGCAATAAATAAAGAATTAAAAGTAACAAGGATATTCCTTGAAAATCTTAACTCCAAAAAAGAAGTTAATATTAACATAGGTGGTGGTGGTAGTTCCAAATCATATTCCTTACGCCAACTCCTTATATATAAATTTCTTACTGAGGAGAATAAGAAATTCTTGATTGTAAGAAAGACCATGCCCGCTATGCGGAATAGTGTCATATTACCATTTCTTGCAGAATTAAGTAATTTTGGGGTATATGATAGGGTTAAGATAGATCGTGTTAATATGAACCTTTTTTATAATAATAACCTACTCCACTTTCAAGGATTGGATGATCCTGAGAAAACCAAGTCCTCTGAGTATAATTATATGTGGGTTGAAGAAGCAACAGACATATTAGAATCAGATTTCAAGACTATTTGGTTATATTTAAGGGCACCTACAAGTGATGGTAATATTAATAAGATATTTTTATCATTCAATCCCATAGATGAATTCCATTGGATTAAATCTAAATTAATTGATGACCCTACTTATGCTTCAGAAGTTAATGTTGTACACTCCACGTACAAAGATAATCCATTTCTTGACCAGAAGTCTAAAGACAGATATGAGAGATTATTTGAACAGGATATTAACTTCTATAGAATATATGCTTTAGGTGAATGGGGTAAATTAGATAATGTAATTTATAAGAATTGGGATATTGTAACTCCTGATAATGTACCTAAAGAAAATATTATAGTAACTTATGGTGTTGACTTTGGATATAATGCAGAGATGGCTGTAGCTAAATGTACTATTAAAGATATGGATGTGTGGGTGGAAGAAGTGCTTTATAGGAAAGGAATGACTAATAGCCAGTTAATAGAATATTTACAACGTAATGTTCCTAAACGTGATTGGTCTAAATCATTCTTTTGCGATAGTGCTGAACCTGATAGAATTAGAGAAATTAAATTAGCAGGTATCAATGCTAAACTTGCACAGAAAAATGTAAATGATGGTATAGATTTGGTTAAAAGGTTAAAATTGCATGTTGTTAATAATAGTGTTAATGTTATTAAAGAATTAAGGGCATATTCTTGGAAGCAAGATAAAAATGGTAATGTAATTGACACACCAGTAGATTATTTAAACCATATCTGTGATGCAATTAGATATGGATTATATAGTAGGTTTAGAAGTTCAGGTATGTATAGAGTTAGGTGGCTTTAAGGTGTGACTAATGTGTGAGGATATATTCCCACACAAGTTAAAGGAGAACAAATGAATAAAATTAGTAGAGCATTAATTAGAACATTTGGTGGTAGTGTTAAAAGTATAGGACCGTTACAAGATGATAACCGTATTTATAAATCATTAAGGACATTGCTTAACAGTTCTGATGGTATGACTGTTGCAGACCCTTATGATAAATCTGTATGGGTATTTGCATCTATCAATGCTATTGCCCAGAATATTTCAAGAGTACCGTTTTATATTTATAATGAGAAGAAGAAAGATACAAAGAATATTAATACTTCTGGTCCATTATATGACCTATTCACTAATCCTAATCCTTATATGATTGGTAGTACATTATTTTTTGCTACAGTATTATATATGGAATTATATGGTGAATCATTTTGGGTTTTTGAAGGTAGAAAAAATATTACTGAAATACCTAAAGAAATATGGGTAGTTAACCCATCAAAAATGGAACCTATATTTGAAGAACAAAAAGATGGTACAAAACAATTCAAAGGTTATTGGAAGTATAATATAAATGAAAAGAATCCTATAATATTTGCTCCTCATGAGATATTACATATTAAGTATTTTAATCCTTATAATGAGATTAGAGGTATTGCTCCATTAGATGCTAGTCGTGCTGGTGTGGAACAGGATTATTTTGCTAATAGATACAATAAACAATTTTTTAAAGATGGTGTATCTTTATCTGGTATTATTCAAGTTCCAGAACAGTTAGATGATACATCTTTTAATAGATTAAGAGACCAATTTGAAGAAAGACATGGTGGTTATGAAAAAGCTCATAAAGTAGGTATTATTGAAAGTGGTGCTACATTTGTTGCTACTAATGCTATGACTCAAAGAGATATGGAATTTTCTGTATTAAAAAGGGTTATACGTGGTGAAATTCTTGCTGCTTTTAAAACTAATGAAGTTATTTTAGGTAATTATGAAAACATACAGTCTTATGAAGGTATTAAACAAGCTCATGAATCATTTTGGAAAGAAACATTACTTCCAAAAGTTACTTATTTGGAAGATTTTTTGTGGGCTAAATTCTTTTCCAAATTAGCATCAGGTAAATTTTGGGGTGGGTTTGATTTATCTACTGTTGAAGCATTAAGAGAAGATTATAATTTAAAAGTCACCATGGCCGTTGAGCTAAATAAAATGGGTTACCCAATAAACGTGATTAATAAACGATTAGATATGGGGTTTGCTGATATGCCATGGGGTGATAAATGGTGGGTAAAAGTAGGAACAGTGTCAATAGATGAAGCTGAAGATATGATTAAACCTACAGAGGAACCTAGTAATGATAAACCTACAAAACCATCAGATGATCCTAAAGCTGATGATGATGAAGAGAAACCTACAAAACCAGATGATACAGAACAGCCAACAGTTGAACCTAACCCTGGTAAATCATCTGATGCACTTCACACTAATAGAGATGATTCTTTGTGGACTAATTATATTGCTAGACAAGTACCATTAGAAATGATCTTTAAAAATAAGATAAAGAAATTCTTATTTGAGCAGAGAAAAAGAATACTTGGTAATTTATATAATAAAGATATTCAAATATTTAATTATGAAGAAGAATATAAAAAACTATCAACCATATTCACCTTTTTATATTCTATGGCATCTACCACAGGTATAGAAATTCTCAAAGATGAAATAATACTTGATGGTAATCTTGGTATGGATGATGTAAATTTATTTGTATCATCTAGGATTAAATCCAATACTAATATAATTCTAAATACTATTCAGAATAGTTTACTAAAGATTATAGATGATAATAAAGATAGTAATGTAGATGATTCTGCTAAACAGATTAGAGATTTATACAACAAATTAGATGGCAGGGTATTAACTATTGCTAGAACTGAATCAGCGTCTATACTTAATGGTGTTAAATACTTAATTATGAAATCTTATGGTATTAAGTATCATAAATGGTTATCTAAAGGTGAGAAGAGTAGACACAATAATCTTCATGGTAAAATTGTTAAAATAGGTGAATCATTTAGAGATGATATAACTTTGAGATACCCATTAGATAATTTATCACCTAAAGAAGAAATTATTAATTGTCTATGTATGACAACACCTATAATCAAGGTTAGAGGTTAATTAATGAACATAAAAAATATAAAACGTGATTTAATTTTCCTTGCTGGTGATATTAGAAAAGAGAAATGTCCATTAGGGTTTGCATGGGGTAAATATCCCCATCTTATAGATTATGATGAGGCAATGCAATCATTAGCATTTTCAAGTATTGGTTTTATTGGTTTACATAGAAATATAGGTGATCTAAGTAATATCGCAATTAATGGTTTTATGAAACATGCATGGCTTTATACTGGTGATGGAATAGTAGAGGCAGTATCAGAAGGTGTTTTAAACAGATCATCTTTACATGGTATTATGTCAGATTATGCTGTTATATTAAAACCTTCTGTAGAATATCAGGTGAGAAAAGAAGCTGCTGATAGGGCATTTGAAATGGTAGGTTGTCCTTATGATGTTACATTTAGTTTTGATCTTGAAATAGAAGAGGAGTTATTTAAAGATAAAACTACAGCAGTATCTAATATGCAAAATTATGGGTTAGGAGTATCTTGTTCTGAAATGGTTGCACTGTGTTATGTTGGTCATAGAAGAGAATTGGGTATGTTTAGAACAGACTTAGGTAAACGTCATGTAATATTGCCAGATGCTTTTATGAGTACCCATTTTGAAGTTGTCTGGGCAAGTAAACATACTACACCAGAAAATGCAGATAAATTAGGGTTACATGAAGAAGGTTGTACATTACTTAAAGAATATTGGGAGAAACAAAAATGTATCTAATAGCTGGTATAATTTTATTATTATTAATCTTTATGCCTACAAAAAAATAGGAGGATTCATGTTTAAATATTTAAAATTGTTGTTGAGGTTCAAAGATGTCTCAAAAGTGTATAAGGAGGAAAATTTTAACAAAGAGAAACCATGGTGGTTATCTAGAAGATTCTTTGGAGCTGTTATTACCTTTGTTGGTGTTTTAAGTGTTGCATTTTTTGGTGTTGATATTGATGTGGCAACTCAGAACACATTAGTTGATAATGTTGGAATAGTAGCTGAATCTTTAGATAAGATTATACCTTCAATAATAACTTTATATGGTATTATTTTAGGTATAGTTGGTACAATTAAAAAAATAACAAAAGGAGAGTAAATTATGAAGCTTAAACGTACAGGATTAATTTTATTGATATTAAGTTTTTCATTTATGGCAATGAGTTGTGCTATGTTTCAAAAAGCCGAAACTGATCCATTGGTATCAATAACAACTTCATACCAGGTACTTGGCACATCTATTACAAGTTTACACCAAATTGCCATTAATCTCAGATCATCTGGTAAGATAAATGATGCACAAATGGTACAGTATAATACAATCTTTTTTAAGGTCCAGAGTGCTTATATCGCCGCTGGTACAACTTTATCTATGGTTATAACAACTAGTGATACTGTAAAAAAGAAAGAGTATATGACAGCATTTGAGAGTATCGCAGGTAATATTTCAGGATTAATCACTGAATTAAATACATTTCTAAGTGGGGTAAATAAATAATGAATACAGAAGAAATAGTTAGTCTCGCCAATGTTGCAATAAAAATTGTACCTTTAATCATTACATTAATTAATTCTATTGGTATTATAGTAGAAAATAATAAGGATTTGTCTGATAGTCAGAAACAAGAGCTTATTGCTTTGATTGATGAAGCAAAATTAAAGGTTTCAGAGTTAAAACCTCTGTCTTAATATCTTGTTTATAAATTATTCCAGAAAAATTGAAAATAATTTCAAAAATAAGACAAATTTCCATGGATTCTGTCGATAATAAGGTATACGGCTATATTCATAATTAATGGAGAATAACACTATGGAAAAAATAATTAAAACTTTTATATCCCAAATCCGTTCTGTGGATGAGGAAAAGAAAGTGGTAGAGGCAGTAGTTTCTGATGAAACTATGGATAGATATCAGGAAATAATTAAAGCTGATGCTTGGAAGAAAGGTTTAAAATCTTATAAACAACATGGTGTATTACTGTCCAGCCATAATTATAGTAAATTAATGAATCAGATAGGTGTTGCTGAAAAGATACATGTCGAAGATGGTAAATTAGTTGCTAAATTTAGATATTTTACAGGGGTTGGTAATGAAGAAGCAGATTGGGGATTCTTTCTGGCAAAGCAGGGATTAGCTGCTTTTAGTGTTGGATTCTTACCTAAAGCTGACGGTTATGAACAAGCTGCATGGGATGATGAAGATGTAAAATCAGGTAAGAAACCAAGTAGAATTTATAATGACGTAGAGTTGTTAGAAATTAGTCAAGTAACAGTACCAGCTAATCCTTCTGCTTTACAGAAAAGTTTTGAAGATGAGGACTATTCTGATGATGTAACTAAAGAGTATTTATCATTAGTTCAAAAATCATTAAGTAAAAAAGATTTGATTGATAAAACAGAAACAGTAGTAGATTTAAAGAAAGAAATAGAAATTGTACCTATTTTTGAAAAAGATATGGAGGAAGAAATGGATAAAGTATTAGAGGCTATTGAGAATTTAAAAGCATATATGGATGCTAAAATGCTTGAAATGCAGAAAGAATTTAGTGATACCTTAATTAAATCATTAGAAGATAAAAAGGTTGAATTAGAATTAAAGGAGAAAGAAATCACAGATGCATTAGAAGCTGAAAAACTTCAGAAAGAAGCAGATGAATTGGTTGCAAAACAGCAGGCAGATGAAGATAACTACATTAAATCATTACTGTTAGCAACAAGTGAAATATTAGAAAAACATCTTTCCGTTCAGTCCTAATAGACTAAGAGCTAAGGAATAGATATTATACATAACACGAAAAATAATAGGAGGATTTACAAACATGGAAATTAAAGAAATATTAGAAGCACAGAAAGGATTAGTAGAGGGTATCTCCACTAAAGTTAACGAGATTGATGCCGGTATTAAGGCTATGGAAACTAGAGTAAAAGAAGTGGAAACACAGTTGATGCCTAGAAAAGTTTCTGTACCTGGTGTTAATGAGCAGAAAGAATCATTTTCTTTTGTGAAAGCCATTAATGCAATTAATTCAGGTGATTGGTCACAGGCTGGTTTTGAAAAATCAGTGTTTGATGAGACCAGAAAGAAAACAATAATGGCAGCCGGTACTGATACTATTGGTGGTTATATTGTTCCTGCAGAAGTAGTCTCTGATATGATTGAGCTATTTAGAGCAGAATTGGTTGTTGCTAAAATGGGTGCTACAATGCTTAACGGCCTTGTTGGTAATCCTGTTGAAATCCCGAAGCAGACTGGTGGTTCTACAGCATATTGGGTTGGAGAAAATGCTGCAATAACTGAAAGTAATCTTACTTTTGGTCAGCTTGCATTAAGCCCCAAAGCAGTTGCCGCAATGGTTAAACTGTCTAACAGACTTTTGAGAATGGCTAACCCTTCAGTGGAAGCTATGATTAGAAGTGATATTTCTACTGTATTGGCTCTTGCTGTTGATTATGCAGCATTGAGAGGTACTGGTGCAAATAGTGAACCTATTGGTATCGCTAGTACAGCAGGTATTAATACTGTTGTTATGGGTGCAACAGGTGGTGATGTGAATTTTGATACCCTTGTTGATATGGGTTATGAATTGCAGAAAGATAATGCTTATAAGGGTAATCTTGGTTTCGTATTTCACCCAGTTATTAAAAAGATTCTTTCTCAGTTGAAACAGGCACAGTGGAATGGTGATACTTCTGGTGAGTATGTAATTAAACCATTGGTTGACGATGCACAGTTTAAATCCTGGCTTGGTTGGCCTTATGCAATGACAACACAAATACCTATTAACCTTTCTAAATCTAGTGGTTCTAACCTTACTGAAATTTATTTTGGTAACTGGAAAGAATTGATTGTTGGTTCATGGGGTGGTATTGAAATTATGGCATCCAAAGAGACTTCTGATGCATTTGAGAAGAATCAGACTTGGGTAAGAATTATACAGGAAGTTGATTGTGCTGTTAGACACCCTGAATCTTTCTGCCTTATCAATGATGCACATACTTCGTAATTAGTTATTATAGGTGTATGGGAGATTTATATCTCCCATACAATAAATTTAAGTTACTTTATATCATTTTAGGAGGATATTAAAACATGAAAAGAGATTTAGGAAATATGATTACTTCATTAACTGCTATTGCACCCCAGACAATTGGTGCTGTTTCTACAGCTACCGCTGCGTCTGTAGCAACAGGTGTTGGTATTGATAGGTTGGGTTATGAGTCTTTAGTTTTCTCATTTATTAACTCACAGCCTGCTGGTGTGCCTTTGGCATCTACGTTGACTTGTGTGATTGAGGATTCTGCTGATAATACTACTTTTGCTACAGTTACAGGTGCAAGTGCTGTACATAATGTAACTAATACCTACAGTATTACAGAGATATCTATCCCTGATGCAACTAAAATTAATAGATATGTCAGGGCGAAAGCAACAGTATTGTTTGCAAGTGGATCGGCATGTATGACAACAGTTGGTGCAATTGGAATATTAGGTTCACCAGTTAAATTTCCTGTTTAATAAATAAAGCATAGGGGGAGACCGATGTATAAAGTTAGACAAGGATATGTGGTGACTCATTTAAATTATGTATGTAGGGCAGGAACTGAGGTTCCTGCCTCTATTCTTTCTGAAGTTCTAAAGAATCAGAGTTGGAAAATTGAGGAAATAGAAGATGGCAAAAAAGACATCTCAAAAGAAAAAGAAAGCACAGAAGGAAATAGTAGTAACGGGAAAAAAGAAGAAATAGGTGATCTTATCACAGATAGGATGATGACAGAAAAAGAAACTAAAAGGAAGGCTAAAGAATAATGAGTATATCCCTTGTATCTAAAGATACAGTTAAATTATTCCTAGATATTGCTCTCACTGATACCAATTATGATTCATTGATTATAACTTTGATTCAGTTGGTTTCTGATAGGATACAATTATTTTTGAATAGGGAGTTAGCAGCTATTGAAAGAATAGATTATTTCGAGGCTGGCAGGAGAAAGTATTACGTAAGTGCTTATCCTATTCTAAACCCTACAACTTTAACTGTCGCTTTAGATACAAATATACAAACTAATAATGAAGAATATTTTGTTAGGGAAGATGTTGGTTTAATAGAATTTGAGTTTAAAACTTGTTATGTAGAACCTAAAGAAATTAAAATTACCTATATAGGTGGTTATACAGAAACATTAGGAGTATTAAATGTTCCTGATGCTCTTAAATATGCTTGTTTACTCCAAACTGCTTTTGTATTTAGACGTAGAAAAGATATAGGTATGAATTCTATTAGTATGCCCGATGGTTCTATGGCTACAATGTTTTCTGGTGATTTACTTCCTGAAGTAAAGAATGTTCTTAAAGGTTTTAGAAAATCACCTGGTGATAATTAATGATAGGATTAAAAGTTAAAACTAAAGATTTAATTGACCATAGTCGTATTAGGGGTATTCCTATAGAGGTCAATAATTATATTTTTAATAATATGTCATCAGTTTTAAACAAAATTGAGAACAAGATTGCTACCTATATTTATACAGTATTAGATAAGAAAACAGGTAAGTTAGCAAAATCTATAAGAACCATTAAGAAAAAAACTAACCAATTTGGTTCAATGTTTGAATTTTATTTTGAGACTGATGTAGCACCTCATGCACCAACAGTTATTGGTAAAGGTCCAGTAACTATTAAAGCAAAGAATCATAAATATTTAACTGTGCCTTTTCCAGGTCAGACTATGTATAAAAGAGTAAAACCTGGTATGACTTTTAATCCACGAGGTAAAATATGGTCATTAGGTGGTACAAAATTGTTTAGAGGAAGAGAAAGTGTAACTATTAAGAAAAGGGTTAATCCTGATAAGATACAAGACATATTTGAATTTGAAACTCAATATGGTGTAGAACAATTACTCCAACGTGCTATTAATAAATTTAATTAGAAGGGTAAATGGCTAATACAAAAAGACAAGACATACTTAACAAGATTAAAGAAATTATTGAAGCAGTCCAGTTGGATGGATTAACCCTTTTTAATTCTGTCAAAACAACTAGGATGCCCCCTAGTGATATAGAGACTACTGCATTTCCAGTTTGTTATGTTTATTCTGATAGAGAAACATTATTAGTAGAAGGAGAAAAAGCTGTAATTGGACAAGAAACATATGATTGGTTTATAATGCTTGAGGTGTGGGCAAGTGATACAGAAATGGAAGATATATTACAAGTAATACACAATGCTATGGCTGCTAATTATAAATTTAGTAATTTAGCCAGCTTTTCTGAAAGATTGGGAGTTGATTTTATGATTGTTGACCCATCAACACAATTAACTGCTATGTTAATTCCTTATCATATAGTATATAGACATTCTTTTGGAGCAATGTAAAGGAGAAATTTATGGTTGAGATAGTTTATACAGAAGGTATTGATTTTTATGAGTTTGCACTTATAGGTAAAGTTTATAGGAATATTCCTATTAAGGTTAAGAAAGAAATTGCCGATGCTCTTGTTAAAAAGAGTTTAGGTTTTAAATATGTTGTTACTAAAGAAGATAAAGTATTTAAGGAGGAATAAATCATGGCCCAGGCAAAAGGAAGCAAATCAAAGTTAATTTATGATACAGAGACAACTTTTAACACAACTAAAGGTGCCCCTGATGCTCATAACTTACCGTTTGTTAGCGAATCATTACGATTAACAAGAAATTTAATTGATTCAAAATCTATTAGAGGTAGTAGAAACCCACAGCAGCCAGCTAGAGGAAGTTCAGAAGTTGCTGGTGATATAACGCTTGAACTTGATCCATATATTGGCAAAATGTTGTTTAATACATTTGGGACATTCAGTACTACTGGTGCTGCACCTTATTCTCATACATTTAAAATTAGTGATTTACCTGCTGGTATGGTGATTGAGAAACAGTTTCCAGATTTAAC